CTGCTGGTACAATATCAGCAGATGGTAATATTACTGGTGGAAATATTGTAAGCAACGCAGATGTTTCGACCACAACATTGACAGCCAGCGGGGCAGCTACCGTGGGTAGTTTAGACACTGAAGGTGCTATCACAGCAGATGGCAACATCACTGGTGGCAACTTAGTGAGCAATGCTGACGTAAGCACTGTGACTGTGACTGCCACTGGCACTGCTACCGTGGGTAATTTGGACACTTCAGGTACGGTCAGTGCAGATGGTAACATCACTGGTGGTAATATTGTAAGTAACGCAGATGTAAGTTCAGTTACAGTAACAGCGACCGGAAATGTAAGCGGTGGAAACTTAACTACCACTGGTCTAGTAACTGGTGGTAACATTAGTACCACAGGCACTGTGACCGCAACTGGAAATATTACAGGTAGCAACCTAATATCTAACGCCGACGTTTCTTCAGTGACATTAACTGCCACTGGCACTGCTACCGTGGGTAATTTGGACACCTCAGGTACAGTAACAGCAGATGGTAACATCACTGGCGGGAATATAATTGCAAATGCAAATGTTATAGCAGATGTTTTAGAAGCTAATTTTGCATTTATTAGTAGTAATCTAACAGTTGGTGGGAACCTTAATATTGAAGGTACACTAACTTATTTAGATACAACAACATTAAGAACAGAAGATCCAATTATTCAGCTAAATGCCAATGCTGTTGGTGGCGTGGATATGGGTCTACAATTAACCGGAAATCTTGGTACAAGTTTTGTTGGTAAAGATATTAGTTCTGGAAACTTGGCTTACTATGAAGATGCGACTATTAGCAATCTAAACGTAGTAAGTGGAAATCTTGGTACATTTGAAGGTGCAGCATTCAAGGCAACTGGACTAGATGGCGCAGGCAATCCTGTGGCCAGCTATTTTGGTACTAACATTGATGTAACTGGGTATGCTATAGCTGGTAATGTAAGTACTGGTGGTACAATAAGCGCCAATGGCAACGTCACTGGTGGTAATCTAATCAGCAACGCAGGCATAAGCACTGTTACTATAAATGCTACTGGTACTGCCACCGTGGGTAACTTAGATACTGAGGGCACTATCACAGCAGATGGCAACATCACTGGTGGTAATATTATTTCCAATGGTACAATTTCAACACAAACGTTCAGTGTCACCGGTAACTTAACTGCTGGTAATATACACAGTTCTGGTGAATTAACTGCTGCTGGCAATATTACTGGTGGTAATATTGTAAGTAACGCAGATGTGTCAACTGTAACTGTTACTGCTTCTGGAAACATTGACGGCGGTAACATCAGTACGTCTGGTGTGGCAACTATTGACGGCACGGCTACGGTGGGTAACCTGGATACTGCAGGTACTATCACCGCGGATGGTAACATTACCGGCGGTAACATTGTAAGTAATGCCGATGTAAGTACAACTACTCTAACTGCAAGTGGCGCGGCCACTGTGGGTAGCCTGGACACCGAGGGTGCGATAACAGCAGACGGTAACATTACCGGCGGTAACCTAATTAGCAATGCTGACGTAAGCACCGTGACATTGACTGCCACTGGCACAGCCACAGTGGGTAACCTAGATACCTCAGGCACCATCACCGCGGATGGTAACATTACCGGTGGAAATTTAATTTCCAATGCAGGTGTAAGTACAGTGACACTGGATGCCACTGGCACAGCCACAGTGGGTAACCTAGATACCTCAGGTACTATCACTGCTGATGGTAACATCACAGGTGGTAACTTAATCAGTAATGCTGATATATCGTCAGTTACTTTAACAGTGACCGGAACTGCAACTGTGGGTAATCTAGATACCTCAGGTACTATCACTGCTGATGGTAACATCACAGGCGGTAACTTAATTAGTAACGCATTGGTTTCAGCAGTTAGCTTGTACAGTTCCGAAACTTCCAACGTAGGTAATTTAATTTCCCAGGGATATGTCAGTGCCACTGGCAACGTAAGTGGCGGAAACGTCATAGCGACTAATGCACTTGAAGGTAACACACTCACTGCTCTTGGCAACGCCACAGTGGGTAACCTGGCCACACTTGGAACAATAACTGCTAATTCCAATATTACTGGTCAAAATATTATCAGTAACGGCGTAGTATCAGCTAGCTCAGTGACAGCCACTGGGCAAATTACAGGTGGCGAAGCTAACCTGGGGAACATCAGAATTTCTGATACTACCATAACTACAATTCCAGCTAGCAGCAACCTATATCTAGATACCAACGGCAGTGCTGGTAATATTGTAGCCAACGGTACTAATGGTAACCTGTTAATGATCAAGGGCACACAGGTAGCAATAACAAGCAACATTGCCTACGCCAACGTGTTTGCCTTCCGTGATAACATCACACTGGATATAAATGCCACAGACGCGATTAGACTACCTGTTGGTAACATTAGTCAGCGTCCAGTGACAGATCTAGACAGCGCACCAACAAGAGCAAACTATATAGGTGCTATTCGTTATAACGACGAAGATAGTATGTTGGAATACTTTAACGGTACTATTTGGGCCAAGACACAAGGTAACGACAGTACAGTTATCAGTGTAACAATCAGTGGTAGCGACGTTGATTCCATTACAGGTAACTACAGTCTACCTAACTCCGCAGTCAGTGCTGATACAATTAGTACACTGGTGGCAATTAACGGTATTGTACAAACACCAACCACAGCCTACACCGTTACACCAGGTGTAGAATCAGGTGGTGTGGTAACTACCCCAGCAAATATCACTTTTGACACTGGTGACCTACCAGCTAACAGTGATGTAATTTCTATTAGAATCTTTACAACTACTGTACGTAGAGAAATAACCAATCTAGGACCAAGCGATGGCTACATTGCAGAAGTAAGTATTCTTGAAAGTAACAATGTAACTATTACTGGTAGCTTACTACCAAGCGCCAACGTAACCTACGACCTAGGCTCCAATACTGCACGTTGGAACGATTTATACCTAGCTGGTACAACAATGTATCTAGGAAATATCGAACTAAGCAGTGCTGGCGGTGTACTCACTGTGAAAGACGGTGGCGGTAACCCAGTGGGTTCCAATGTCTCCACTCTAACAGCTACTGGTAATATTACCACAAGTGGTGGTAACTTTATTGGTAACGGTGCATTATTAACTGGCTTACCTGCAGGCTACACTGATTCCAACGTAGCAGCCTATTTACCAACCTATACAGGCAACGTAGGGGCTGGCAATGTACTAGTAACGTCAGCAGTGACAGCAGCCACAGTAAATGCAGCGACAATCGGCAACGCAGGCGCAATTATAACCGCAGCCAATGTAAATGCTAAAAACATTGGAAATGCTGGTGCTGTGATGACAGCGGCTAGCGTTAGCGCAGCCACAATCGGTAACAGTGGTACGGTACTAACTGGTACATTAAGTACCAACGCACAGACAAACATCACCAGCGTGGGTACACTGACAGGACTTACAGTAGTGGGCCTAGCAACACACACTGGTAATATTGATGTTACAGGTAACATTAACGTCACTGGTAACCTAAATTACTCCAATGTTACTGATTTGGTCATTGGTGACCCAATAATTTATATTGGTGAAGATAATACTGGTAACATTGTGGACCTTGGTTTTGTGGTATCCTACAACCCAGGTACATATCAACACGGTGGTTTCGTTCGCGATGCAACTGACGGCGTCTGGAAATTGTTTGGTAATGTAGTAGATGAACCTACTACCACAATTAATTTTGCCAATGCTGTTTTCCAACCAGTGCAGACAGGTATACTAACTACTACAGGTATTCAAAATGGTGGGGCAAATGGTGCTGGTAATATTGGTAACAGTACTAACTACTTTAACACAGTGTTTGCTAAAGCGACCAGTGCACAATACGCTGACTTGGCGGAACATTACACTACTGATGTTGAATACGCACCAGGTACAGTGGTTATGTTTGGTGGTGAGAAAGAAGTAACTATATGCTCACAAGATATGTGCCGTAGAATAGCTGGTGTGGTTTCCACTAACCCTGCTTACATAATGAACAGCGGTATATTAGAAACCAGTGTGGCAGTGGCCCTACAAGGTCGTGTGCCAACCAAGGTCAAAGGACCAGTTCGCAAGGGCGATATGATGGTCAGTGCAGGTGATGGCTATGCCCGAGCAGAAGAAAATCCGGTACTAGGAAGTGTCATTGGTAAAGCCCTGGAGAACTTTGACGGAGATATCGGGGTCATAGAGGTAGTTGTAGGTAGAATCTAATACTTTATGTGACCAAGTTTTCAGCAAGGGTAAATACCCTTGCTGAACTCTGACATTTACAGGACCTAACAGTGGCATCATTAACAAGGATAAAAAATAATCAACAAGTAGATGCTAATATTAGTCAGACTGATATTACCAACTATACCGCTATCAACGCCGCTGTAGTAAGTAACACAAACCAGTTTGATGGTATCTACGGTGTTACCAAGATTCAAAATTACAGTATTACTGGTGATAAATGGGCCAATTCGGTCACAGCCGTGACCGACCTAGTTTTACACAAAGCCAGCACCGGTGGCGGCGCGATTGGTGGTAATCTTACAGTGGAAGGTAACCTCACCGTAATTGGCAGTGTGACCAGTATAGAAGCAACTACCACTCGTGTCAGCGACAGTCTCATTCAATTAGGATACGGAAACGACACCAACGGCATAGCAGCTTCAGCTGACCTAGGTTTTATTTTTACTCTTCCAGCAGACAACGCCGCGCTCATATTCGATCAAACAGCAAACAGATTTGAACTAGGATTTACCAGCGAAGATGCTTACTCAGCCAATGCTGCGGTTACCTTTACACAATATGCAAATTTAAAACTCAGTGAGCTTGACGTTTTAAAATCAACCATTGGTAATATTATAATTGCCAATAGTACAGTTACCACTGATGGGTCATCAGCACAAAATCTTTATTTGATTGCAAATTCAGGTTCAGGTAATGTTTACTTGTATTCAAATAACAGTATAGTTGCAAACAATAAAACTTACATACAGGCTAATTTAAGCGCACAGGGCAATTTATTTGTCACTGATTATACCATTGTGGGCTTGACTCAACAAGCGGCAATTGATCTAGTGTCCAATTCTCTTGGACTGTCTCCAGACGCAAATACTATGCCTAATTCAGGCGATGTGGTTGCGCAGGAATATTATGGTACGAATTTTTGGGCTAATGGTAATGTTACTATTGCTGGAAATTTAACCACTAGTAATGTAACAATTGATAACGACATTGTTGTTTCTGGATCAATAACTGCCAACACTATCACGGCTGCTCAAAATTTAATAACAGAAGCATTGACTGTAAACACAGATGCTTATGTGTCGGGTAATCTTGTAGTCAGCGGCAATGTTACCTACGTTAACACTGTTGATCTCGTGGTAGAAGATCCAATTTTGGGTCTGGGCCGCGGCGCGAATAACGCACCACTGGTCAGTGATGACAACAAAGACCGAGGTCTGCAACTATGGTATTATGACAGCACAGAAAAATCTGCATTTGTGGGCTGGGACGACAGCGCAGGCCAGTTCGTTATTGCCACAGACGCCACTGTCAGTGGAGAAGTAGTATCAGTAAATGATTACGGAAATATTGTTCTAGGTAACTTGCAAGCTCAAGCTGGTAACTTTGCCTCGTTAGTACTAGTGGACAGTTTAAGTTCCAACACTGATGTCATCGTTACATCAAATACCACCACTAATAATCTGACAGTCAACAGCACTGCTACAATTTCTGGAACTCTTGAGGGAAATACAGCATTGTTTGACGGTAATATTGACAGTAACAGCACAAGCACTGGTACTGTGGTAATAACCGGTGGTCTGGGTATATCTGGCAATATTAATGTGGGCGAAACCAGTAACCTTGGTAATATCCAGATATTTTCCAACAACATCACAAATAAAGTCACTGATCAGGGCATCACAATAGATGCCAACGGTGTTGGTGATATAGTTTTTAACAGCAACCTAGGGACTGGTAATATCCTTGTTAATGGTAGCCAACCCAATCTATTTGTAATAAAAGACACACAAGTAGCAATTACCAGTAATTTGGCTTATGCAAACGCATTTGTATTTAGAGATAACATTACTCTAGATATCAATGCCACTGATGCAATTAGAATACCTGTGGGTAATGTATCACAACGACCTGTGACAGTATTGGATTCCGCCAATGTCAAGTCAAATTATGCTGGTGCTGTGAGATTTAATTCAGAGTATAACATTCTGGAATACTGGAACGGTTCAGAATGGCAGGATACTAGACCGCAATTCACTCTAGTAACTCCTGTTAGTATCACTGGCGCAAATTTAAGTATTGATGGTAATTTTACTTTACCAAATGCAGCCGCTGGCGCTGACAGTTCTAGTACCATAGTATCCATCAATGGTGTTTTGCAAGCCCCAGGTACAGCCTATGTGGTGACCACAGGTAATGTAGACCCATACTCTGGAGAAGTTTATAGTCCAGCAGTAATAACTTTCGACCCTGCAGATTTGCCTGCTAACACAGACATAATTGATATAAGATCCTTCACTACTACTAGTAAAATTGTCACTGCTGTGGTAGAATTTAATGGCATCAAGTTGGATGCAACTCAGGGTAATTATTTAGAGGTTACTGGGAATGTTCTTCCCATAGCCAACGTTACCTATGATCTTGGCAGTACTACAAAACGTTGGAACGAATTATGGTTGGCTAACAGCACCATTCATATGGGCGGCCTACAAATCAAAACTAGCGACGCTGGACTTGATATCTACCGAGAAGATGGTACCACACTAGTGGGTTCGTTACACGCCACTCACGAATTCAGCACAGAGACTGATAATTTTATAGAATTAGACTTAGACAATGGTGCGATTCAGATATTAAAAGTAAATACCAATACTAGGGTAAAAATGCCATTGCCCAAGTCCAACAAGAGCTTTACTGTAATGATCAAGCAGTTGGGTGGATACAGTTTGTCCTGGGAAGGTGTACAGTGGCCTAATTCACGAACTCCTGATTTTACTAGTATTGCTGGTACAATGGACATATATGAGTTTTATAGCGACGGAGAACAATGGTACGGTGCCGTCAAGGGAACAAAATATTTAAATTAAGGTAATAAAAATGCAAAAATTATATAGAAAAGATTATCTAGGGGAGTATGTTATCACTGGCGGCGACCGTGTAAACGGAAAAACTGTATATGACAGAGTGTGGATGCCTAATACTATCAATAATCACAATACTGGTCACGCAGTTGTGTTGGGCAATGGACCTAGTAGGAAAGAACTTAATCCCTACACTGAAATGTACTTTCAACATATGGGCGGGTTTAACGCTAATAGAAAATTAACAGTCTACGGGTGTAATGCTGTTTTCAAGGAAGCAAAAGTGCACTTTTTGGTGGTAAATCATCCTGAGATAGCAAGACAAGTAGTGGTATCGGGATACGCAGACAATAACGTGGTACTAACAGGCAGATCAAATATTGAAGCTTATCCAAACAAATTCCATTTAGTACCTTTTGGTTTAAGAATGAATGCTGGGGCAATAGCCACTTACTTGGCTGCCTTCGACGGTCACCATAGTGTGTACTTAGTGGGTGTTGATCTTGATAATTATCAACGTGGTGAAAATACTATCTATCACGGTACCCCTGGTTATCCAGCTGGAACTAAACCTATTAATTATCGTCGATGGATACAGGAATACAAGCAGGTTTTTGAAACTTTTAGTGATGTAAAGTTTGTTAGAGTGTCTAGAGGTACTAACAGTCCTATACCAGAAGAGTGGGCTAGTCTAGATAACGTGGAACAAATGCCCTACGATCGCTGGAAAAAAATCATTGATCTTGGTGTCCAGGGGGCAGGTTAATTTAATTCCTGCTCCTTGATTTTATCTCGATTGGCTTTAACATTGAAAGTCCTCCAGACCCCCGGGTGTAATGGTTTGGGATAATCGTCTAATTTGACCCAACAGTAGCCTTTGTGTTCACTGTTTAGTTCAGGAACAAATTCTTCATCTACTTTGATTAAAAAAGTATAATAAGTAAAATTATTTTTTAAGTTATGATATTTTTCAATGGGCACGAATGTTGCATCATTGATACTACCGCCTAGTTCTTCACGTATTTCTCGCTTTAAACCTTCAAGTTCAGTTTCATTGATTTCAATTTTTCCACCCACCAGACCCCATTTATTAGCCTGTCTGCCATTGGACCTTAATAAAAACAAATAACGCATAGTACGGGTGCACAAAATAAGTGCTCCGCAATTTATACTTTCTTTTAGATTATCAGTTGCCATTGACCGCCTTTATAGACGCCTTCATATGTTTTAGACCAATTACCGTTACTAAATCGATAATGCATATTGGTGTTTAAGTTTACTACGTATTCTACACTATCAGCAACAGTGCTGTCAAAACTTACGATCCAATGAGTACCAGTGTATTGTACAATATCATTGGTGTGTGCGGTTATTCTAGTACCATCCACGCCCAACCAATTATAGGTATATTCCTGACTATCAAAGCCATTGATGTTAACATTATAATCGTTCGCCAGCAAATATCTTGTTCCTTGAACAGGTTCTGGGAGATCTTTACCTGGTCTAGCACGCTCTGGGTCAATTATGGCGTTAACTGGATTGAGTGTGGGCTGTGGAACAGTATCTATATCAGCAGTCCATAGTAAAACATTATTGTTATTGGGATGATAGGCCACAGTGCCCACAAGGGTACTTTCATCGTCTAATTCAAACTTAATTCTAGTACTACCACTGACCAAATTTCCGTATAGTTCAACAAGATCTCTCCAATTATGGCTTTCTCCTATTTTCTCTGGCATCGCAGTGAATGTAATTCTGTCATCTACACTCACATTGACAAACTTGTTTAACGTGACGACATTGTCGCTCACGTTAACCACTGTGGTTAGCACTCCACCAATATTACTTACCATACCAGGTTGAACATCAAATCCTGAACTTAATGTCACTGTTTCGGCAGTTGTGGTATTAGCAGTGGCCCTCTTCCAGACGTTAATACCCAATGGGTTGGTAGTGGGGCTGGAATATTTGACTAATTGTATTTCAGCTTGTGGGTTACTAGAATCACTGGTGTTGATCTTGGTTACTATGATCCCATAATCTAGTGGTGTATAATAGTTTCTGTAAAATAAGTTAGCTTCTTCTAGGACAGATTCGTTAATATCTCCGTTAGCATCGTAGATACTAGTAATAATTCTATGTATAATTCCCTGACGTTTGACAATGGCGGGTGGGCTGATCCAAATTGGTACTTCAAATGTCAGGGTGCTTATGTCTATGGAATCCCCAGTGCCAACCGGAACAGATCTATTAGTAAACCCTGTGTCAGTCAATAAAACATAACTCAAACTTGACCAATCAATGTAGTTATCAGTACTCTGAACCTCAATGGCTGGATTAAAAATACTACAGATTTGTTCTAACAGTTGAAGTTTCTGCTCAGTACTACTAGTCCAAATATCAAGTTTAATGGTCAGAGTGTAAGGTACTGGCATCATACGTTCCACGGTGACTGAGTCTCCCTGTTGTGTAGTGTAAGCACCAGTAAGAGGGTCCACAGCTCTTTGTGTTAGATGTAGTTTGCTGACAAATGTGGGATTTTGTACTCTATTTCTGTCGTAACGCATCGCTGCAATGTAAGCAGACATTGCTGGTACACTATTAAGATAGTTTTCACTATTGTTCTTTAGTACAGATAGTGCTTGCTTGGTGCCGTCACCATAAATTACCGGCACTCTTTTAAGTGATTTAGTGCCATCAGTATTAAACTCAACATAAAAATTACTTAATAGTCGAATAAACTGTGTTAAAAATCTTCTTACTTGTCCATCATAAAAATAACCACTGTGCATCTTGTATCCTTGATTAATTATCTGCTTCTGGGGTTAGGCCCTTACTCAACGACACTTGTGTGGGGTGTTGACGCCCATCGTAACCAGTGTAAGTTCCGTCAGTCGTTCTAAAATATTCTCGCTGAGTGAGATTTTCGTGCACATTGGGTGTCAGGTCAGTTCTTTCTACATCTTCAATTTTGACCCAACGACGACCATCATATCTAAATAATCTATTTGGTAGATAGTCAGTGCGCAACACATAGTCACCTATATTTGCCCCGGCCGGGAAGCTGGTCCTTGCAGCAATGGCAAGTCCGTTGGGGGCTACACCATCTCCACCTAGGTAGGCTTTGATAGACTGTTGCGGAGTAAGCAACCCAGCATCTGAGAGTTGAGATTGGCTGTCACTATGTATGCCTGTGCTGTCAGTGCGAACACCCAGCGTGTCTCCAGGTCCGTGATCAACTCTCCTACTACCAATATAAAATGGGGAAGTATCGTAGCCTGATGCAGGAACGTCAGTTTCAGCCTGATTAATTATAGCGTCATTAATATTGATGAGTTTGTCGTAATTGGAGAGATAATTACCCACTGGTGTAGTCTCATCACTGCCAGTGATTTTGTTGATAATATCTTTATACTCTTGACTATCCACAAGAGGCGTTAATTTAACACGTATTAAATGCGGCCACCAAGTCTGACTAAATCCTTCAGCTGCAAATATTACCTCTTGTACCACATAGAACCTTTTGAGTGCCAGCGGTATGTCATTATCCAAGGGATAATAGTCAGTGAGATGTGGAAGTTCCACGACATCCCCAGCTAGAATTTTTCTACCCAGCGCAGCCACAGTATCGTTGAGATGAAAGGTCATTAGTACAGTGTCAGCATTTAAGAATAGTCCAAATTGTGACAAGTCGTAATCGTGGTCACTGACCTGATATATGCCTCTTAGACTGTAGATGCTACTGTCGTATTTTCTATCACGATTTTCCAGGAATAATAGATCTTGAATATTTTGTTCAGTTTGGTTAGTATAAACCGGACGATCTGCGCTGCGCCAAAAAATGCTGATGGGTTGTGAAGTACTTATAGACTCTGTGGTATTGATACTGATATTTACAGTGTTAGACACAGTGTTCACCGCAGTTATTACGGTGTTTGCTGCCAGCCCAGGTCCCTGTGCGACCTGTCCGATGGCAAGATTAGATACAATATTTGAGCTAAAACTGAGTGTGCCTACATTGGCGTTGGCAGTGCTGCTAAGAGTGTAACTACTAGCGTAATTGTTGCTACCAAGATATTTGTGTAAATATACTCCAGTACCACCAATGGTGAATATCTCGCTGACTCGGCGATCTATGAATTTATAGTCGTTGCTGTGGGCGTTTTTCCATAACGATAGGCGTGGCACTGTGAAATCCTTGGTTTATTGTATATTTACTTATATTTACTCAATTTGACAGGGGTATTGACAATAAGTACCAAATATACTAAAATGACACAAATGAGTATTTTCAAACAATTTTCGCATTGGGAGCCAAAATGGTAAAAATCGCAAGAACCAGAAACGACCTCAAAACTTCCCACTTGGGTGACGAAAAATATACTGGCTCGGAACCACACTGGGACGCAGAACTTGCACTCAAAATGGAGCCGTTAGAATTTGATCGTCATTTGCGCAAGAGTTTTTATTATTATAACTATCATTTTACACAAAAAGATCTTAAAAAATATGTTGTAGAATGGATGCAGACCAATGAGTACAGTAAAGCTGATATTTCAGCATTTATCCGCAGCCCGGATCGCAGCGTTCCAATGACTGCCTGCAGTATTGCCCGTGCACACAAGCGCGGTATGCCCCTCAGAGAGCGAGAAGTAAACTATCTTAAAAACAGTATTGCGCAAGCTATCACTGAAGCAGAACCAGTACAAGCGGAAGAAACTAAAACCCCTGTGCAGGTGATAACTATCCAAGACAGGCTGAATGAAAAAACCAGTCAAACCATTGGTGAGCTTGAGGGGTATTATGATGAACTTGAGTCTATCAAATTTTATGATTTTTTAACCGCGCAAAATGTTCCTCAAGGGCAACTGGGTAAAATTGAAAAAGTCTACGCTGATCGTCGACAAGAACTAGAACTGGCACAGAGTAAGAAAGACGAGCAACTGTCAGAAGCATACAGTCATTTAAAATCTGCAGACTTTAAAAAACGTTACTCCTGGATAGATGCCTTGTTGGATGCAATAGAACAATACAGATCTGTTAAAAAAGCTACCAAGCGTGTGCGAGCCAAACGGGCACCTAGTAAAGACAAGCTGATTGCCAAGCTAAAATATCTCAAAGAAGAAAAAACGCTAAAGTTGGTCAGCGTAGACCCCACGGGTATTATTGGCGCTCAACAGCTCTGGGTCTACGATTCCAAAACCAGAAAGCTAATTCAGTACGTGGCTGACATTGTAACTGGCCCACTGGGGGTCAAAGGCACAAGTATCACTGGTTACGACGAATCTAAGAGTGTGGGCAAAACGCTAAGAAAGCCCGAAGAACAACTCAAGGCATTTGCCAAGTCTGGTAAAGTTGAGCTTAGAAAGTTCCTGGCCAACATCAAGGCAGTAGAGACGCAAGCTTCTGGGCGAATCAATGAAAATCAAATTTTGCTTAAAGTGTTATAATGGATCTAGCCAAGGATTTAAAAAATAAACGTGTACTGATAACGCAGGCCAATGATATGATGGGTCCTGCTATTGCTGAAGTTTTTCGAGAGTTGGGGGCAGTTGTAACTGCCGACACGAATACTCTCGAAGATCCAGCATATCCTGAAAAACTAATTAAATCAGTTGGTATAGTAGATATAATGATTATTGGTGCTGGTCTACCAACAGACGGGCTTGGTGCTGGTGAAGTCACTGACGAAATCTGGAGCAAAACCTTTGCTTACACTGTAGACCCATTACCGCGTCTAGTCAAGGCAGTATTACCACAAATGCAGCTACGCAAGTCTGGGAAAATAATAGTTATAGGCAGTGCCTCTGCACTCAAGGGTATTACGTGCTCTACAGTTTACAGCGCAGCCAGGGGAGCACAGTTGTCGTATGCCCAGTCATTAGGTGTTGAGCTGGCTTGCCATAATATACAAGTCAACGCAATAGCCCAAAGCTTTGTTGACACTGAAATGTATTATCCAGAAACATTTAAAAATACAGAAACTTTTCAACAAATAATGAAGTATAATGTGCCCTTGGGTCGACTAATGAGCCCCAGAGAAAGTGCCCATTTCGTGGCCTACCTGTCCAGTTCCTATGCTGACTTCTTTGTAGGACAAGTATTCCCCATCGCAGGTGGGTGGGTCACACGCTAAGTTAAAATAAATAAAGGCAAGGACAATAACTATGCCACAAACATTAAATCTATCTACAGCCTATAATCAAACCAATCTGGATAATCAGACACTGTCACAACAAGACAACCTCAGTGTTTATGCTCTAAGTCTAGATGGCCCTGGAGTGATCAGTCAGGATCAAGCCATAGCAGTCAATGAGCAAATTCAGACGCTCAACCAACTGAGAAATGATATCATTGATTATGTGAGACTGAGACTGGGTGATCAGATAGTTGATGTTGAGTTAGACAAAGAGCATTATGACTTGGCTATCAAACAAGCACTTACCAGATATCGTCAACGTGCAGGAAACGCTGTTGAGGAAAGCTTTGTATTCCTAGACTTATTACCAGAAACACAAGAATATATACTTCCTAGCTATATTGACACAGTCAAAGCTATCTATCGTCGAGGAATTGGTTCAGTAACTGGTACGACGGCCAGCCAGTTCGAACCATTTGCTTCGGGATATCTTAACACCTATATGCTGGTTGCTGGACGAGTGGGCGGACTAGTTAACTATGAATTGTTCAGCCAGTACCAGGAACTAGCTATGACTATGTTTGGTGGGTATATTAATTACACCTGGAATAAAGTGACCAAAAAGCTTTCTCTAGTAAGAAAATTGCCAGCTCAAAACATTACATATTTTAGACTAAGCAATGTCACAATAACTGGAACCGCAGTGGGCTCTGACATAACTTTTGTTCTACAACAAGGACAGCCTGTGATCGCTGGTGACACCCTGTTTGTAAAAAATTGCCCAGTGGAAGCCTATAATGCACAATATCGAGTAAAAAGTGTGGCTAACAATAACACTGAAATCACAGTTGAGGCACTGCGCGAGTTAGGATCAAGCTTGACTGCTGAACAAGTTGCTGAAATCAAAGCACATAGTCCTCAAGTAGATGGATTTACTGAAAGCGTAATTCTGCACGTTTATAATACCAAGCCAGACAGTATGCTGATCAGCGATCCACAAATTTTACCCTGGATTCAAGACTATGCTCTAGCTTTCTGTAAGGGTATATTAGGGCAGGCGCGAAGCAAGTTTTCTACCGTGGCTGGCCCACAGGGCGCCGGCCAGCTCAATGGGTCAGCATTGCTCACGGAATCTCAGCAAGAAATGGAACGATTGGACGAGGAACTCAAACGATATATTGATGGTTCCACACCGTTGACC